CGCTTGCCGTCAGGTGGGAGACCTTAATGTAGCAGCTATAAAAAAACCCTCTGTAAACACAGAGGGTTTCGTTTCATTCAGCTAACGCCGGGGATTATTCCCACTCAATTATTTACAGCACTCGTAACCAATTGACTGAAAACAAATTTATGAAACGATAAATTCTGCGTACCGTTTTATATACCGTCACCGGGAAATTGTGCCCCGTTTCGTCAGTTCGTCATATTGCCGTTCACAGACCCTTCCGGCTTCTGCTGCCCGGTCAGCGTATTCTGCCAGTTGTCGGTTTCGTTCGAGAGATTTTTCGAACACGTCGGTAAGCAAAATTCCGGTGTCTGCGGCTGACGACCCAGCGCCGACAGTGGCGTTATACTGCCTGAGCTGCTCACGGATGGCAACGAGCTGCTGCTGCAGCCGGCCAGCGCGAGCGGCAGCATCAAGAGCATCATTGCGCGCCTGGTCGATCCTCTGCTGCGCCTCACGTTCATTGGTTGCTTTCTCCTGTTCGTCATGTTGACGAGCTTTATCATCTTCTGCTTTGCGGTCTGCCTTCGCCTGCGCATATCCGGCGTCGTACTGTCTGTCACCATGAACATTCCAGGCGACAACGCCGCCGGCAACCAGAGCAGCAAGCATCGACACGATAAGCAACTGTTTCCAGTATGCTTTCACGAATGCCGTGATCATGATTCCAGCACCTTCTTGGCTGACAGGTAACGCACCCGGCGATCTTCGATACCGTTCTGGCCGCCGTTGATGATCTGCGTGACGCGCATCAGGTCGTCGGTGTACTTCAGGCAGCCATATTTCACGAAGTACCACGCCGCGCTCCGCGCTGCATACTCGTCCTGCGCCAGCAGCTCCGGCTGCTTAACCAGATCCACCTTCATGGCAGCCCCGCAATCGCGGTAGTTGTTCAGTCCGGTGGTCTGGATGAGACCGCGCCCGCGGTAAAACCAGCCGTCGGTCGGCCCGTTATTCCCCATGCGTTTGCTGTACACCAGATTGGCAATGGCCCGCTGCCTCTCCAGTGGCAACGATGGTTCACCCTGCCGGCGCCCGAGGGAATTAGCCTGTCCCTGCGTCAGCCGCCCGGCGCGGACGAAACCAGCCAGCCCAGCCACGCTGTAATTGAAGCTCTCGACGAGCTGGGTAAAGCCAGTGCTTTCATGCCCGGCTTGGGCAATAAACATCGCCTGATCCAGCGGCTTGATGATGCCAAACTCTTTCATGGCCGCCACAATGTGCGGATGCCAGCGTGTGGCCAGCGCCAGGCTAACGCCGGCAGCTTTCTGAAACTCGTTAATGTCCATGTTGCGACCTCGATATCTTGAAGATTTGCACGACGTTGCCGCGTGTCTTCAGCACCGCGGCGAACATCACAGCATTGATAACGACCTCAGAAAGATCTGCGGTCATAGGGAAGTGGTACAGGTATGAGTACGCGGTGCGCAGCGGGATGCTGGCCGCCGCCACGATGAGGAAATAGGCTATCCACCCGCCCCAGCGGCGGTGGCGCGATCCGTTGCGCTGGAAGAACATCACCCGCAGCGCTATCCCGCCGCAGATGAGGGCATTAGCGATAAGCAGCAGATCATGGCCTGTCATCGTCTTTTCCTCCCGGGATTAAATCGCGCGGATTGTCAGAGCGGTGATACAGCCATATCCCGACCCGCACCGCGACAATTGCCGCAACGAACGCGCCGGCGGAGTAGACAATACCCCTCTCGAACGAGTCCTGTGTGATGGTGGGGATCATGCTGGCAACGCCGATAAGGATTGATGCTGTTGGTTTGTAGAAGAGAAGGCCGCAGAGAAAGCTGAGTAGCGCCAGGAGAACACGGCGCTTGACTGGATACTCAACTGCAGAGGTAACAAAAATTACCGCACCGGCCAGCGATCCCAACGCCACTTCAGGAGGTACGCCGGCGATAACTGCCGCCAGCGCACCGTAGCTAAGCCCCTGATTTATTGTATCAGCGGTTAGCGATGCGGACATGATGACCACCGTTTACTATGCATGATGAACCTCCTTAGTTTGGTAAGATCATCATACACAATAAACCGTTTATGGATAAATGGTAACAATACAAATCTATATAGAATAAAGACCTATACCTCCTTCGCACATGATGTAATAACCACCAGGTTGAGGGTCGTATTTTTGTAAATACTCTTCTGTCACAACCACCGGATCAGATACATCCTGACCACTCTCCAGCGTTAACGTACACTGGCCATTAGCTACTTCACCTATGCTTACAATTTTTAACGCAAATACTGGGGTGATTTTTTCAGGATCGACATTTGCCATTTAAAGTACCTCTATCTCAACAGAATAAGGGGTGGTTGTAGTTGCCGTTGGGTTTGCAGGAAGAACAAAACGAATTTTACGCCCCGAGTTAACTGCATATGAGAGACTATTGTCATCATTCGCATTCTTAACTGTCAGGCCATAGTTCTGACCAATAAAATTTCTGGCTTGAGTAGGTGTCACTGTTTTAAGAAACGTCGCTGTCTGTACTGGGCTTATGTTGGTAACAGCCAACCCATCAGTAGTTGCAATGTTTGCACTTCCGGACATGGGTACGACAATGCAGGGTAAATTAGTGCTGCGTACAAATACCTTCCACTCCTGTACGACGGCATCGTTTAGGTCATTACCATTTCTTGATGTAAGTTTAACTTTCAGGGTCATCCCAGGTATTAACCCATTAAGGGTATAAACCTTACCGGACAGCCGCTCGTCGACGGTAAACGTACCGTTAAAACGCACTTTCATACCAACCGGATTAATAGTAGGTAGTGCATCAAAATCAGACTCGTAAAAAGTCATTGCGTTAGTATACATGCTGGACTGGAATATGATGTTAAGGAAATCCAAACCCCAACCACCGGCCTGATTTGACCAGTTTTCTACCCGGCTTCTAAAACGCGCATTAAGCCCACGAACATTAATTGAGTGAACAACCTCGGTCTCCGGTACGGTTGTTTTGGAAATTCCGTAACCGTCAGCAACTATTTTTATTACACCAGTTTCAGAGATAATGCTGTAGTCTTCTAGGCGAACAATATCATGCCATGCCCCGGCGCTCATCCACTGAGTCAGTTTAATGTCGTGCCCGTATACAAGACATTTCCCTTCCGGAGTCCCATCACCGACAACCATTTCTTGTGTTGATTGGCGGCTTTGTTGAATAAATCAGATTTCGGGTAAGTCTCCCCCGTAGCGGGTTGTGTTTTCAGGCAATACGCATGCTTTCAGGCATACCTGCTTTCGTCATTTTGTTCAGCGCTCGTACCAGGGCCATAGCCTCCGCAACCTGACCATCGTAGTCACGCAGCGTCAGTGAACCTCCGAACAGCTGTTTTACCCGGTACATCGCCGTTTCCGCTATCGAGCGACGGTTGTAGTCTGTTGTCCATTTCCACCGCGCATTACTCCCGGTCAGCCGCTGATTCGCAACAGCACGGTTACGGTCTGCATATTCACCGGGCCAGTAACCCGCGCCTTTTCGGGGCGGGATAAGCGCGCTGATTTTTTTGCGGCGCAGTTCATCGTGACAGAGCCGGGTGTCGTAAGCGCCGTCTGCCGATGCTGCCCTGATTTTTCTGTGAGTCTGCCGGATAAGACCCGGGAAGGCCTCTGAGTCCGTCACATTGTTCAGCGACAGGTCAGCGCAGATGATTTCATGTGTTTTACTGTCAACGGCGAGATGCAGCTTACGCCAGATACGGCGGCGTTCCTGGCCATGCTTTTTGACTTTCCACTCGCCTTCACCAAAGACCTTCAGCCCGGTGGAATCAATCACCAGATGCGCGATTTCACCCCGGGTGAACGTTTTGAAACTGACATTAACCGACTTTGCCCGCTTACTGACACTGGTGTAATCCGGGCAGCGCAACGGAACGTTCATCAGGGCAAAAATGGAATCAATAAAACCCTGCGCAGCCCGCAGGGTCAGCCTGAACACGCGTTTAATGACCAGCACAGTCGTGATGGCAAGGTCAGAATAGCGCTGAGGTCTGCCTCGTGAAGAAGGTGTTGCTGACTCATACCAGGCCTGAATAGCTTCATCATCCAGCCAGAAAGTTATGGAGCCACGGTTGATGAGGGCTTTATTGTAGGTGGGCCAGTTGGTGATTTTGAACTTTTGCTTTGCCACGGAACGGTCTGCGTTGTCGGGAAGATGCGTGATCTGATCCTTCAACTCAGCAAAAGTTCGATTTATTCAACAAAGCCTTGATTGGCCTGAAACACCAGCATTAAATGACATATCAATAACCGGTCTGAAAAAGGAATCTGTGGCTGTCGTTCCATGCTTACGCAAAAATGTAATCCCACGCAGCGACTGGCGAACCATGACATTTTCAACGCGGGAGCCTTCTGTCCACGCAAACTCGTTATACAGGGACACTGATCCACCATTATCATTCCCGGTATATCCAGTAACCCATAAGTCCGATGCCTCACCTTGCCACATATCAGACAAGCGAACTGGTGTAGCATTAACACCTTCATTGCCTTGTACCAGGTAAGATGCAGCGCCCCAGAAGCGGAACCCACGAATGCCACCGCCAGACCACGCTTGCTCTGACGTACCATCCGTCTTGAACCTAGAAAAGGTGATACCAATATTATCCCCTGTGTGCCATATATTTGGCCCCCTCAAGGTTTCAATAGAATAGGACAGGATGTAAAACGGCTTGTCGCCACAGTAGTATCTTTTTCCACCAGTAAGTAAATACCCCTTGTCAAATCCTGGGTTTTCTATCTTGGCTTCGTAGATGTTAAATGTACGTGATGCCTTGTACATATTATCGAGAACCGGGTCAATGACATCCCCAGCTTTGAGGCCGAAGTAGCTGGAGGTTAATTCTTTAACATCCTTCCGGCGGATGACCTGACCACTGTTATTGATAATCTGACAGCCATTATCATCGACATATGAACCGTCGGATGTCATGGCGTGGCAATACCAAATCCCGCCACCAGCGCTTTGCCCTACCGTGTGTTCCTTAAGGAAGATTTGCTGCCCCACGACTGAAAATTCAATCTGTCGTAATGTGTTAATATCAGGGCATTGCCCTATATATTTAAGCCCGTCCGGGCCAGCCATATCAATCTCCAGTTGAGTTCCATCATCTGTTTCTGAATGTATGGCAATTGGACGACCAAGGCTGTCAAATGCCAGCAACTTACCACGCCGCCCATTAACAGATGGCATGATATCAATATAATCTTCTGGAGCTCTCAGCGTTCTGCGGAATAAAGAATCGGCATATGAATTAGAACCGGCATTACCATCATCAACATACTTCTTCGTAGCCGCATCCTGCGCCTGTGACGGGTCACGCAGGTTACGAATGCGGTTATTAAGTGCGTCGTAATAGTTCGCGAGCCACGATGGCTTTCTGAGAGATAGACCAGACCACCATCCATACGCCTGCTGCACCAGCATAGTCAGCTTATCGAAAGCATCTTCGTGGATCTCAGGAAAGAAGCCCCCCTGGTTCCTGATGCTGGCTTCCTGCGTAACCGGCGTGCTGCGCTCGATAGAGATTTTGTAGCCAGCTGGCAGCGCTGATGTCAGAACCACCTTCCCCCCGTTGTAACGGTTCACGCCGGTAACCGTGTAGTCGGTACCGAGTGTTAGCGTCACGATGCTTTCGGAGGTATCCAGGGTCTGCACCAGCAGGTGGCTTTTATCAAGAATGCGGAACGTAAAATCGTATTGGGTTGTGGCGCCGTTCCCGGTGTACTCGTTACGGCTTACCTGCGTTGAAACTGTCATAGTCTGCTCCAGTGGTCAGCGCTGGCGCGCGTGCATAGAAGCATTCTATTACCCATCAAACCATATATGAATAAAACAGATCGAAACGAGCAAAAACATTACCATTAAGGTAAATAAAAACCTTCTGGAAAACCCTGTTACCTTTTGATATATGTATATATATACAGTATTTATCGGAGTAATCCTAATGCCAGAGCGGTACCAGTATCCTGTCGACGAAGGTTTTTCAGATCGTATTCACACACCGGAAGGGGTCAGATCCCTGGTTGTAAAATCACAGCTGATGGAGTTGCTCAGGGAGATGGAGCGAGACGGCCACGATGTCAGCGGTGCGGCGGCGGAACTGGTGGCACTGGTTAACTATGTAACAAGCTCGCAGTTGTCGATGCGGGAGCTGCAAACACACCTGGATTTCTGCACAATGCAGATCAGTCAGCAACTCAGATAGTGATTGAAAATTACTGCATGGGACCGTGATGACCCTACAAAGTTGGCTAATGCCGTATCACTCTGTTTCATTCTGGTTCACTCAGTTTCATTGCGTCGTTGATCTTTTTTGAGTAAGATTACCAATAAGGTAATTCAACCAAACATTGAATTCCTTCCGACGAGGCACCACAAGGTGTCTGGTAACGTTGAAAAGGAGGTAACATGAAAAAGTGGTTTGACGAATTTGATGGTTTTTAAATCAGGTTAACCTCTTAGGCGGGATTTCCCCGCCTTTTTTATGGATTTTTTTCATGACACTAGACGCAGTTACATTACAAATAATTAGCAATATCATAGTGTTAATAGGCGTTCTTGTCGCCATAATAACCATTGTCTATAACGTGCGAACAGCGAAGAAAACACAGACCGCTGTATTTCTGTTCGAAAGCAGAAAAGACAAAGACTACATCGAGTCACTGCATATCCTCAAGAAAGCCCACCAGTCAGGAAAATCATTCCGTTCGTATGTTTTCCCCATAGAAGGCACTTCTATAACAGAACAGGAAATGGATGAACGCCGTAAGTTCCAGTATATACTTAACTTTTATGAGCGCGTTGCAGTAAGCATCAGGCAAGGTATCTATAACGAAGAGATGATCAAACGAACTTCGTACACAACTGTTATCGAAACTTGGGATATTGCTGAACCGTTGATTAGAGCCATACGAGAAAAAATAAACTCCGAAATCACCTATCAAGAATTTGAATGGCTGGCTACCAGGTGGAAAAAGAAGAAGTTGAAAAAGAATTAAGCCCGCGGCGCGGGCTTTTTGATGGATGAAATCTGAGCACAGCGCTACAATCATAAAGCCACGGTTCAGTGGTCTACACATGGTAAGTGAAAATGAAAAAAGCATTAGCAGTGCTGTTTGTTCTGTTGTCTCTGGGTTCAGCTACACAGGCTTTCGCTGGTAACTGCCAGCATCCTGATGATACCGCAGCTGACGGCTCACGCTGCGGTGGCCGTTCTGCTGACTCCCGCCCCGGCGGTCAGTGATAATTAAGGCCGCGCAAGCGGCCTATTTGTTATCCTTTAATCCATATTACGATCTTTCCTATACCTATATCATATAGATATGACATTAGCAGGCCTATCAATGAAATATAGAATCCATAAGCCACTAACTTATTCTCTATAAACCATAAGTAGGTATTAAAGCTTATGGATCGAATAAAAAAACGCCATGGATAGTAGAAGTCATGAAGTGCCCAAAACACCCACCCGCAAAAAAACAGAGAAAGCCCTATAACCATAATTATAAATCCAACCCGTTTTAAAGGAGTGTTTAACGCATTCATTTCCCTACCGCCTTACCTAAATCTGGCGCTCTCCGCGGCGTTTCTTCGCCTGGTTCCCACCAGCTTGTTGTATTGAATTCACGCATCGCGCGGTCCCGAACGCGAGCGTTATACCCAGGGTTTGCCATCTCCTGAAGTTGCTGCAGGATCAGGTGATTGGTTATTGCTTTTGTATACCACAGGTTAGCGAAAGGAGTAATCATCCTGGCGGTTTTTAACGCATCAGCTGTGAATGTCGTATCTTCACCGGCCATAGCCTTCTGAGAGTTCGTCAGCACCGTTTTTGAAAGTTGCTCTGCGAAACCAAGCACTGGGCCACCGAGAATACCAGCAATACTGGAACCATACTGTGTGTGGTCCTGAAACAGGAAGTCACCGTAAATGCCGAATGATCCCCCTTTGAGAAGCGCCTGCAGCCATGTCTGCGGCTTCGTCATATCCAATGGGTCATTTCCTGATAGCAGCGCATTCATCTGGTTAGCGAACATCCCTGCCAGCGTGGTACCGGCAATATAGGATGCCAGATATTTTACAGCCGGCAGCGTTTCCAGATCCTGCGCCCGAGTAACCATCTGCCGCATGCCGGCCATAGGCGTGGTTTTGAACAACATGAAGCTTTTCAGGAGATCTCCTGAAGTATCACGGGCGAAAGTATCCAATCCTGTTGCCGTTGTAACAGCGCTGGTCATCTCGCCGTGGGTAATACCCAGGAGATGCTGGGCAGCCTCTGCGCGCGCATTGCGCACCATACGGCTTACCGTCTGCTCAACTTCGGCGTCAAAGGCCTGTTTCAGCGTCTTGCGCTTCGCGTCGGTCATATCGCCCAGCGCCGCCAGCGCCTGATCACTGCCAGCCCTCACCTGCTCTATCCTGTCAGCCAGGATATTGCGGATAGTCTCATCGGGTACATCGTAAATCGCATCTGGCGTCATACCCTTATGACCATTAGGTGTCAGCGGGCGCAACTCTGCAGCACTCATAATAGCCCAGTCCTCTGGCGTCCAACCTTTGTTTGCCAGCACCGTGCGATCGCTTCCGGTTAACGCATCCAGGGATTTATATTTTCGGGATAGTTCACCGATGTTCTTAAACATCAACAGGCCAAACGCTGCTTTGTTGGCCCGGTCCATTGCGATAAGACCGGACCATTTCAGTGTTTTCTCTGCGAACCAGCCTGTAATGCCTCGGGAAAGGTCATAACCTCCCATTTTTGAGATCACTGCTGAATGCGCATCAACCAGCAGACCAAGCTCTGCATTTGCACGCTTAGCGTCGCCATTGAAGAGGTTCCGCAACGTATTGGCAGACAGACGCATACCGTTACGATCAAAGCCAAGTGCCTGCGCATTGGCGCGCATAATGGCCTGATCACTGGCGGCAGTGAACACACTGGTACCGAGCATGGCCGAGGTCATTAGGTTACGCAGGCCGCCTACAGCGGAGGAAAAAACGCTTGAAGAGGCAACACCGTTCAGACCAGCCATAGAATTAAACATGCGCTCTACCAGTTGGCGCTGATCGTTCATTTTCCCGATGTCATGGCCGCCGCCGGAGGTAGACGTAGCGAGCTGATAAACCTGGTCCATCAGCAGCTTGAAGTTATTGGCAGCATCGGGCCCAAAAGCTTTAACAACACCTAGGTCACGTGACGATGATTGCAGGTGCGACATCATTACGCCGACTACCGGCTGCTGGGTGTAGCGCTCCATGTACGCAAAATGTGATTGCGCATCTTTGAACGACATCACCCTGCTCTGCGATCCGCGGTTCTTTATTCCACCGCTTCCCATAAAGGCGCCGGGGTCAATTTTGTTGGCCCCTTCCGTCACTTTGGTTTCGTAGATGGCTTCCAGCGCCTGACGGTACTCGATATCGTTCATCGGGCTGCCGTCGAGGTTCACATACTGCGATCGGTCCTGAGTGTTCCATACGTCATCAACCCAGGCCTGCCGCGCGAAATCTTGCGGAGGCTGGCGGCCAGCAGCAATTGCAGCAGCGCGCTCATTCAGCGGAAGAGAGGAAAGCCACTCATCGCGGCCAGCGGCGCGGATAAGATCGGCATCATCAACGTATGGCAGGTGCCAGTCATCACGCAGACCTATATCAAACCCGGAATCGTTCATCTCCTGCCTGGCCCGACCGGTGACATCCCCCCATACTTTCGCAATTTTCTTTGCTGCCGGGTTCCCGGTGTCTTCGCCGTAAATTTCCTTCAGGATCTGCAACTGGCCAGATCTGGAAGCTTCACGGTCAAACGGCAAAAGGTTTCGCAGGCGCTGCTCGCCTAACGCCTGACTCTGGTAAAAAAACTTCTGCACATCGTCGCCGGCTGCGGTCAACTCTGCGGATAGCTGCCGCGTCCAGTCCTGATAAGCGCCGGTCGCCATCTCTTCAGCTGAGACAACATTGATATCCGGCTGCCCGTCACGCCCGCGTCGCCCGGAGAAAATAAACTGCTGCAGGGCAATTGGGGTCTGCTCGTTTTGAGGAATAGCACTGTTCAGCGTGTCGCGAACTTTTGCGATCGCAATGGCGTTCTGCGCGACGCGCTGGCGCTTCTTGAACACTGCATGCACAGCCTGCGCCGCGGCAAGCTCTGCCGCCTGGCGGTAAGTTTCCGCGTCAGGGATGCCGGTCTTCCCTTCCCTGGCGTTGCGGCGCGCGATGACGCGCACGGCGTCTTTAATGCGGTCTTCGATATTTTTAATATCGTCCGCTTTCGGCTGGCGCCCCAGCGTGTTGGCTACGGCATCAATACAGGATTGTTTCATCACGGATTCCTCAGGAAGCAGGAGGCGGCCACAGAGTAGGCGCGGGATTCGTTTTTAACGGTGGCGATCTGGTTGTCCAGATCGGCAAGCAGTTCCGAAAGCTTCACCGGCTGCCCGGTGTCAGGATGAGCGACGGTGATATCCGGCTGAACGCCTGCAAGGTCGCGCACAGCCATCAGGTCGTAACTACCTGAGGAAATCGTTTCTCCCGTATCGGGATCCACGCTGACCTGTGAAGTGTCTTCTTTTCCGGCGAAAGCACTATTGTCGGTCATTCTCGCCGGCGATTCACTGCCAGCATCTACCGCGGTAACTGGTATCCCATTTTCACGATATACCTGCTCCATCGCTGCGTGCTGCTCTGATGCATCGACGAGTAGATCAGGACGCACAACGCCATCAAGCCCGCGCGCCTGCATGCCGACGTTCACCGGCTGCCCGGCCATCAACTGCCTGGCGGCCTCATCCATAGCCGCAACGTGACTGTTAATGCTGGCTTCGCTGCCGTGCAGAACCGGCGCGGACTCAATATCATAATGCAACCCTTCATTCAGAGTATGGGCCGCATCGATATCACTTGGTTTAGCTGATGATTCAGGGATCAGGCCACGCATACTCTCCGGGATAATTCCCTGCTCCAGCCTGGAAAGATCTGATCGCGCATCGTAGAACCGGCCGCCGGGGGTGCTGTCTGCAAGAGCCTGCCTGTTGGGTTCAATCCTGCTCTGAATTTCCTGCACCCTCTGATCAAGCGCTGCCAGTTCCCGATTACGAATGCGACGGCTGCTGCTGTTTCCCACGCGTTGGTCACGCAGTGCCTGGCGCTGTTCTCCTATACGAGCAATTTCATACTCAGCACGGTGTATCCCATCGGCTAGTGCTTTACGCTCACCGCGTGATAAAACCTGACCAGCCAGATTCTGCAATTCTGCCAGGCGAGAATCATACGTCGCCCCCTGGGCACTGGCGGTAGTATCAGGCGCCACGCCGGAATCCTGAACCGATGAAACAGGTATCTGCTCCTGAGGCTGCATTTCAGACGTTGCCGCGGGTTCCGGTACCGCAGCGCCATCATCTACCGCTGGCGGAGTCTCAGCCCTGCCGTCAACTGAATTACCGCGCGCTGCAAAGTGATGAGCGCCGCCGAACGCAGCACCGAGCACAGAATCGATAAGGATGGCCTGTCCGTCAAACACACGGTACTGCTTAGCCATATCTGCATAGCCGTTCTCTTCCAGAGTCTCACCGACAGCAAAGCGGTTTAGGCCACCGAATGCCGTGTTGATGCCTACACCGGAGAGAAGTCTTGTCGCCAGTCTTCCGCCTACTGCCGCTGGCAATCCCATACCTACCGCATTGAATCCGCTTTGTTCAGCTGCCACGGTGCGTGCGGTCTGTTCGTCAACACCCTTTGCCAAAGCATCCTGGTAGGCCTGCTCGTAGGTGCTGCCTGCCGCCGCCGCGGCGCCGACCACCGGTCCGCCAATAACTGAAGCACCGATCGCAGGTGCAAACTGGCCCAACCCGTGAATGACCTGGGCGGCTATGCCCTGACTTCCGGCCTCGGGCTTGATGTATTCCCTGGCGCTGCTCAGTTGCTTACCGAAATCGTCATATGACTCATTCAGCGCTTTGTCGGCATCCGGGAACATGACGCGGAACATGTTGATGGTAGGTGCGACATTGTCGGTAAATGCCGGGTCACTTATCAGTCGCTTGCTAAATCCTACGGCAGACTGCACCTGTCCAAGCGCACCTTCACCGGCTCCGCGAATGAATGCAGACAAACTACCCTGGAATGCCGACGGTTCGAAGTCTTCAGGACGTGAGGGCTTTTCCATAGCCTGATTGTCCAGCCATGCCTGGCCCTCCGGGACCAGAGAAAAAAGGTCTGACATTATTCAACCCTCACAGTTACCGGCTGGTTAGTCCGCGGATCTGTCGCCCAACGACCGCTACCGTTTACGAGGCGGTACTGGTTATTGCCGACATTGACCGCCTTAAAGTTTTCCAACGATGAAGGGTTTAATCCCGCCTGAGTCATAGCCTCTCGCCCTGCAGCCGTGTACCGGTCCCGGAAGGTGGTCTTATCCATACCGAAAGGCATGACTACGTCACTGCCGTTCAGGCCTTTGTACACGCCACCAGTAGCATATTGCGCGGCTTTCTCTGCAATATCACTGTCGGGAGAGACCGTATTAGTTTTAGATGCATCGCCAGACTGATAGGCAAGTGCCGCGTATGCTGACCGGAAATTACCCCACGCCACCTGCCGCGCCTGCGCGCTGTAGGCAAAGGCGTTACCGACTTCTTTGTCGAAGTAGGTTTTTAGTTTTTCATCAGAAGGAATGCTGACCGCGCTGATCCCCGCTTCCTTCATCGCCTTGGTGGGATTCAGCATCTGATCGCCAGCCAGCACCGTTTTAGCGACATCGTATTTATCCAGCGTAGGCTTGTAGGATACGAACTGGCTGTAAGGGATGATGCCGCTGCGGTTGTCGTACTGGTTATCCTGCTGGCCCAGCAGCAGCGCTGCGTATGCGGTTCCTGGACTGCCTGGTGCGATCGATGATGCAACACTGCGCAGCGCCTGCGGCGGCAAGGTTCTCCCTAATCCCTGCAACAGACTGATCGCCTGGTTTACATCAGTAGAATTGCGGACTGCATCAGTCAAAGCCTGCGATTCCTGCTTGGACAGCAGTGGTGGAGTGATACCTATAGCCTTTAGCTGGTCCTGCGCCGCATAGCGATTTTTTACCTCTGACGCAATGGCATCAGGAGTGCTGCTGCTGATTGGCTTATAGGCTCCAATATCGACAGCAGACTGAAACGGGTCAGACTGACGCTGGCTAATTATCCTCTGAGCAGCAGCCTGAACATGATCGAATGCTGCTGCGCGCCCTGCCAGTCCCTCGCCGTTACCAATCTGATTTTTCAGATCGCTGACGTACTGCTGAATAGATGCCGTCGGCATCGTGCGGAACGAGCCGATATACTGCCCGGCAACGCGCAGGTTTTCGAAATCGCTGAAGCGCTGCGATCCCTCCCGGTAGCCGAATGCATTAATGAAGTCGCCCTGAGATGGCGGATTATCAAACTGAATCCCCTTCAGGTATGCGGCTGACGCATCCTGCACGCGGTCAACGAGCTGGGCTTTAAACTGTGTCCGTGCCTGATTGCGTAGTTCGTTAGACTGCCTCAGGTAGGCCGCCTGCTGCTGCGGACTTGCTGCGTCAAAAGCTTGATTCCCTGAATATCGCTTAGGAGATTCCAAAGTAGTAAGACCAAGCGCGGCAGAAACACCAGTGTTCAGCTGATCCTCGCTATATGGCTGTTTCCCATTCTCGTGCTGGATGATGCCAGCGCAGAGCTGACGTAGGGTATTAATGTCGCTCATGTTGAGCTGGTCATTTGGCGTAACATTGAGCTTTTTGCATAATGCGGCAATGTACGCTTCTGTGTTATTGCCATCGCTGGCCGGCGCCCAACGATTAACGATCTCGCTCACGGTGTCGTATCCCTGCCGCTGGTACGAAAGCAGGTTTTTACCCAGCGCACGAATACCATGTTCAGGGGTCACAAATTTTGCAAAACGCCCATCACTACCCGCCTGGCCATCCCATGAATTGGAACCGGCTTCGATATTCCCTGGATTATTATTCCGCAGCCCTCTGGCGGCTGATGAATTACCATGCGCTGTAACACGTGGCGCGCCCTCATTATCTCCAGGCTCACCATTCTGCTGCATGAACTGAATATACTGTTGCGATGCTGCTGTACTCAGCGCGCTATCTGCCGCCTGCTCTTTCAGCTTTTCTTTTTCCGCTACAACCTGTTCCTGGCTCCATCCATGGGCAGCTGCGTACTGCTCGATCGCATCAAACCCCATTTTTACCGTATTAACAAACGCTGCATCATCACCATAGAGCCCCTGAGACTGGGTTACCACGTTTTGCTTGATAGCGGAGAACTGCTGATCCTGAAACTGCTGGAACTGGCCAACCTCATACCGGCGGGCCTGGTTATGAAATGACTGCATCGACTGCTGCAACTGAAAAGATAACTGCTGACGAGCTTCGCCATCCGGCACGGTACCCAGCAGGTCCTGAGCTTTCTGCTGCATGTTCTGCATGACGACATCGCTTTGCCCGAGCGCAGCCTTTCCCTGCTTCGTTATCAGACCATTGTCAGGATTGTTGAACTGGTCATCACCAAACTGATTAAACTGCAGCAGAGCATCCTGGCTAAGCGCTACATCAGCCTTGCGCTTTGCATCAGCCATCATATTGATCGACGTATCAGCAGCCTGCTGGATGCCCTGCACCAGCGGATTCTCCGGGACACGAAGATTACTCGTCATCACCGGCGCGGCTTGCGTCTGGCTCTGGCGTTGATATTGCGGAACGGTTGGCATAGTCAGCTCCTTTTACTTAGCGGAAAGCGGCTTCCAGGTACCGCCCAGCGTCTTGTATGCATTAAGACCGGTCAGCGTGGAGTTGAGCAGCGTTGAACCTGCGCCAAGCATTCCGGACTGCTTATCAATTTTCCCTTGCGCGCGGCTGGTATCAGCCTGGAACTGCAACCCGGCGGCCTGTCGCTGGCCGTTGTTGATGGTTGTCAGTGCGTCAAGCGTCCCCTGCTGCATAGTTTCTGTTGTCAGGTCCAATGCGTTACCGCTCGTCAGGTCGGCGCCGTTAGCAGCCAGAGCGGTGGTCTGCTGTCCGGCAACCCGCCGTGCCTGCTGGCGTTGCTGGTATGCCTGGTCATTAGCTGTGTTGATAGTGTCGCGGGCTGCCTGTTCCTGAGCATCGGCATTAGCGTTCGCCAGCGCGGCATTAGCGCGGCCTGTCTGGATCTGGCTGTAGGCGCTGAGACCGCCGGAGACGGCGGAAACTGCCAGCGCTGCGGTACCGACATCACACATGGTCGATCTCCTTCGTAAAGTGGTGAAATGGCATGCCCTTTAATCCGTATGGCTCAGGATCTGTAAGGGTGAACCCCATCCAGTGAAGCCATGATTTTGCTGCGTGGTTGCGCGCATCGACGTAATTTTCAAGCACGCGATATCCGCGTGACATGTCACGAAGAACCGGTCGGCAGTGGCGGAGGAATGTCAGCGGCTGATGCTCAATGTGGTCGGTGCTCACCAGCCACGGAATACCGCGACCGGTGATGATCGATGCCGGAGATATACCGAAGATGGTTACCACCTGGCCGTTAATCAGCCCGGCAGCGGAGACCGAGGCGCTTTTCATAGCGCGGTTGATGACTTCCGCCGGAGTCATACCGGCAGCGGCCATAAACTCATCATGATCAGCCTGACGGACATGGGGAAGGATGGCGCTGATATGCTCATCAGTAACGCTGACTATCTCAACTTTTCGCATATCAGCCTCCTACAGTTACCCGCGGTATAATGGCCAGAATGCCTAGTGGCAGCGGATCGGAATGGCTGATTACAACCCGCCCGTTACGCTCCCAGTTTGCATCGAGGTTCATATCGATGATGCCCGTCTTTAGCCCTACCGGGTCGTCGTAGAATTCCCACTCACGCTGGGTATACTCCAGTAAGTGAGCATCATCTGTTCCGGCCCAAACCGAGCGCCCGCTGTTGAGCATTACGCAAAGCTGATTGATAAGTTTGGTCTTATCCAGCAGCGTAGACTGCCCTGCAACGTTCACATCCAGCGTTTCGATAACCGCGGCTACCGGCAAACCGATATGCACCACTGACGAGTGGTTTTCGATCGTCACTTCGCCGCCTGATACAACCTGCTGAGGTTCAACGTTACCGTCGGCAAGAATGCTAACCGTCTGTCCCTCGAGGTGAGACAGTCCCGCAAATGTCCGACGTGCTATCGACCAGGTTGATTGCGCAGTGTTGCGCAGCGCTGCAGGAACATCACGATTTGCTAATACGGTAGCCACTGTTGATGAGCTAACACCAGCAATGCCCAAACGCATCGATTTGCTGACACCGCCTTCGGTATAGGGAATATGGATCTCGTAATCAGTGCTCGATGAGTCGAAGATTGCAGAACTGCACGTTAGCGTGAATTCATCCTGGTATGTCCAGCCACCGGCAGAATTGATCGTCATTGTGCGTGAAGAGTCGGTGTTTTCTCCGCTGTAAGACAGGCCAGAATCTACGAAAAATGCATCCTGCTGTTCTGCAAACTGCCGGGTATTCAGTCGTTCAACATAACGAACTGTCGACCCATTCACCGTACGGCGAATAAGCGCATAGACCGCATCCTCCTGCCCTTCGCTAATACTGCAGATCGATTCGACATAACCATTAGTCATCGGGTGCGGATGCCAGGCATATACCTGCTGCTCACGGAGATAAGTCAGGCCAAGCAGCATGCCGTCACTCCTCGCACACCATGCAACGCTGAATGGCTGCACAGACAAAGCCCAGTCTCTGATGCTGTACCCGTTAAAAAGGTGACTGGCAAGGAGGGTTAGATCACTGGATTGATAGCTGTCCTGGTCGAATGAGTAAAACAGGTCACGGATGATGGAGCCCTTCTGCTGAACGTACAGGGCAACGCTGCCAACGTTGATTGGCGCCAGATCGCTGCTACCGTTGAACGACTGACCGGACATCGCAAAGCCACCGGTTCCCGTCAGGTTACCGTTGCTGTCGCCTGTCACCTTGAACTCTCCGCCGCTGGTCAGCACGATAAGCTGACCGACATCAAGAAGGTGCAGGATTTTGTTCAGCTGGCGACCGGCGTAGTTATAGGTGATCGCATCGTCGTCAACCTTCGGGTTGCTGCGATAGAAATTGTGATAATCACCGGTACGGCTACACCATATAGTTTGAGGAAATGCCCGGCTGCCGCCGAAAATAAGCCGCTGCTGGTAATAGGTAACTGTACCAGGGTAGCCGTCAGTATCGTTCCAGGCATAATGCGCCCATTTGTAAGTGGCGAAGGTGCTACCCACCACCTGCGCCGGAAGCTCGATCTCACCATCCTGACGTGGCACAACGTCTGCCGTTGCAGTTAATCCATCCCCGGCGACGGCGGTAATACGGCACACACCAAAACCACTATGCAGATAGCGCCACAACACACCGTTACGGCCACCAAGACCCCAGCCATCCCAGGAATCTCCCGTTGTATGGGTCGGAGCAACAGTGCCGGTGGTGCCATTAGAACCGCCGTCAACACAGCGATAAAAGTTCTCCTGGTATCGGCACTCGTCACCGATCCCGATGTCTTTATCGGTTTCCCACCGACCAACACTATCTACCGCTTTCTGTTCCATATAGAACAGTTTTCCCACGTGCTGGCTTTTGAAAATAGAGCTGTTGGCAGTCAACGTTACGGATCCCGTTCTGCCTGAGGCGTAGACAGTTACCGAGTCGTCGGTGTTCAGGTCCTGGAATGGCCCGCTGGTTGTTGTCACTGCGGCGGTGCGCCAGTCAGCCTCTCCATAACGGCGGATCTCAAGCGGTGGATAATCGTTGTGGCACACTGTCATCACATCAGCAGACTGCGTAAATTTCAGCTCAGAGATGACGCTCACCGGCCATGGGGTAGCCACTTCAACAGGGACGCCGCCGTCCGCAACCAGGGCACCGTTAGACCAGACACGAAAATAGTGATCGCCGAGCTCGAGCGCATAGGTTTGCGATACGCTGAACTGAAACGGTATTAGCCGGCAGTAACGGTCTGCATATTTCGCGCTACCCAGGAACCGGAACCCGGGGCGATTTTCAATGCCGCCTGACTGCCGGACGATGAAGTTGCGGCAGCGGCGCAATGACGTCTGGTATTTTTCAAGATCGATGCGACCATACAGTGAAGGAGATATCTCGCCGCCAGCAAGGGACGGCTGCACCAGTGAATAGGCCATCAGCAGATCCTCGCACTGGCAAGGTCTGACATCGCCTGCTGCGGTTCATGCGCCTCATCAAGAGAGCGTTGCATGGCCGCCGTAAGCACCTGCTGATAATTGGCCATTGCCTGCTGGCCGAGACTGGCATTTGCCGCGATAGGCATGGCTATTTCAGCCGCCATACGCCACGAAAGCGCATCAGCGAACAGGGCATCAAACATCGTAGGGTCCGTAATGTTTTTCACGTATAGCAGTACCGCCTGAGACTCATTGGTATGAATGACGCGGCCAGTGCCATCTTCATTGCTGCCAACTTCAAAAACAGGCTTATCCTGCAGAGCGATATGAGACCCAGTGAACCACTTCGGTAATATGGCAGCTATGCGCGCGCAGTCGGTCGGGTACTGATACCGGAACAACCATCCCGGCGCAGGGTCGCCAAGGTCAGCCAGAACAACGCGAGACATGGCAAAGTTCCAGTCGTTGTCTGCCAGAACTGCGTCGCGCATGGACTCGTAAAAAAGGTTGCAGGTATATGCCTCTTTGGTCTTTTCGGTGAGGCTGTTAATCGTCCGGCTGTTGCCTATACGTGCCAGCGCGATATTGCAGATATTGATCACTGATGCCATATCATCCACCAACTAAAAAGGGGCTTTCGCCCCTTTGGTTATGAGGGCTTACACACCGAGTTCTTTCCGCCTTTCGGCGATCTTCGCCTTCAGAGTTTCCGCTTTGGTATTGAAATGCGGCGCTTCGCCGAACATTTCTTCATACTGTTTGCGCAAATCATCAAGCTCGGTTAACTCTTCTGCACTGACCGGGACAATCTTTTCGCTCAGGCTGGCATCAACGGAAACCAGATTACTTCCCGGCTCACCGTCGTAGGTAACGATGTCACCCGGCTCATGCAGGCGGCCATTGATGAATGACCGCTTAGCGACTTTGTACTCAGGCATTGGTTTGCACGCCTCCGGTGATACCGGCAGTGACTTTGCCGGTGGTCGGCGCAGTACCTGTCACCGTATAGTTCAGACGGATGTAACGTTCCATCTTCATCGGCAACGTGATAACCGGCGACTTATAGCCCAGCACCAGAGACGCCAGCGGGATCGTCATGGACAGCACGTCCGCAGCAGAACTGAATGCAGAGTTGTCATCGGTTTGCACCGTCACAGTCAGGCTGGTCAGGTTGTTGAAACCTTCAACCACCTGAATCAGCAGCGGGATATCGCCATATTTACCGACGTCTTTATTGCTGCCGGTATCAATGACGTTGGTCGAAGCAGCCGTGGCCGTAATGGCCTGAGCTGCGGAAAAAAGCGCTTGCTGGTCGAGCAGCATGATCCCCCCTTACGCCGTTACGGCTGATTCAGTATTCAGGATGGCGTCAGCGCGACGGATCGGAATACCCAGGAAAGAAACGATTTTCTTACCGGCATATTCGTCGATCGTCAGGTTAACGTTTTTCGCATTCATAGCCTGCTTGTGCAGCCAGGCATGGATGGTCTTGTTGCAGTAGATGACCTCTTTGCCATCGCCCAGCATCGCCACGTCGCGCGCATAGTACGCATCGACCATCATGCTGATGAGGTCGGCGCCGGTTGCAGCATCTTTGGTCAACGTGGTGACATCGATGTTGCAGATGCGCGAGATCGAACGCCAGTCACGGACTGACAGGCCGAGATGCCATTTGAACTCATCACGGTACGCGCGGAACTGGCCGCCGTTACCATCGCTGACCAGGTCATTTCCGAGATCTTCATGCTGGAATCCGGCGACCATACCTTCCGGGTAGATCATGTGCGCGGTGTTCTCGCCCCATGACATGAACCAGATGGAGGTATTGGTGGAGCCTGCACCCCCAGCGCTGAATACGTTCTCCGCGCTGGCCGCTTTGGAGGTGCTCAGGGTATTGAAGCGCGGAGCCAGGCCCATGAACGCCTCCGGCTCAGCATCGGTATTGCCGTAGAAGGTGTAGCGGGAAACCTTGTTGTTAAAGCCCTGCAGCTTGCCCATGTTCTCGGACACGCGGAACGAGTCCGCATTACCGGAGCGATCGGCCAGGTCTTTGTCCACAAAGCCCAGGTCGTACAGCATACCGGTAGTGTCAGTCACCGGAACGGTCTGGGTTTTGGTAGGCTGCACGCCCTGGTTGTAACGGCGCCACACCGGCTCGGGGATACCGGCACGGATGGTGGTTTTGTGCTTGGAACCGTCGTTACACGGCACGTAAATCGCATCGGTAATGACATCGTTGCTTTTCGCCAGTTGCTCGACGATTTTAGCGATCCGCCCGTTCTTGTCGGTACGGCTGTACACGTCAAGAAGAGAAGGCAGCGTCTGACCAATTAAAGCCATGATTACACCTCACTATTTTTTGCTTGGATAAAACGCTTCGACCAGATCGTTTTTCGGCGATCCGTTACCCTGGCCAGTGACGAAACTGTCTTCACTCATCAACTTGCCTACCTTTGCGAACGCCCGAACCATTTCCGGGTGGTTACCCAGGCCGGTCGAGTCAAGGAATTCGCGGAACTCTTTCGATGCAAAGGTATCCAGCGCCTTCTGCGCGTGTCCGACGGATACCGTTAATTTGTCGCCACCGATTTCTTTGTCAGCCTTCGTGTCAGCGGCCCACTGTTCAACCTGCTGCCCCCAAGACTCAGCCTGTCGGTTCTGCATTTGCTCCTGCAGTTGGGGCCACAGTCCAGCCAGCTTCTGCGCCTGGTCATTAGAAAGACCAAGCTCGCGCGCCACGGGCTCAAACAGCTCAACAGCTTTTGAGTCCAGCTCCGTACCTTCTGGGGCCGTGAGTTCATATTTCTCGGGGGCCTGTAGACCTGGTTTTTTGTCTTTATCTTCCTGCTTGTTATCGCCTTCAGATTTGGTACCTTCCTGCTGCTGCTGCTGCTGCTGCTGCTGCTGCTGGTCGTTGTCGCCGCCTGACTGATCACCTTCAGCCGATCCCTCCTGAGAGGTTGTGGCCGTAGTTGTTTGGCCAGCGGCACCGCCGCCTCCTTCTCCGCCCTCTCCGGCTTCACTCATCAGTCGGCGATACATCAGACGCTCAAATAAATTCATCGCTATTCCTCGCTGGCCTCTTTGGCCATTGCCAGATACTGATCGGGACACGCTTCCATCACGTCGGAAAAGACTTTCAGTCCCGTGTTACGTTTTCCTTCGGCGAAGGCTGCCGAGAGCGCCTCACCGGTATAAGTCGTACGCCACACTCCAGCCTGCTCAATCAGGCGCCAGATGAAGCGGCGGCCGTGTTCTGTCCCGCAGATGAGGCGCAGGTCATTAAGTTCGTTCTCGCGCCGTAACTGCTGCCTTTTGAGCTCATCTGCTGCCAGTTCTTCACGCTCTTCTTCGCTCAGGTAATCAGTCATTGCGTCACCGCCGGCTGCTGAGCAGCATCAGAGAGAGTTTTTAACAGGCTAGGGTCGGCGGTGTTGGTATCGCTCAGGGTCTTAGCGGTTGCGCCAGCCTGCTGGGCCATAGCCATCATCTGCTGCTGTTGCTCCATTTGAGCGCGCTGTTCGCGCGTAGCTTGCACCTCATCATCGGAGTTAACGATCGTGGCCGGCACGCCGAGCATATTTCCGTACTCGTCAATCGTCTGGTCGATATTGAGCTTGTCGAGCGCAGCAGGATTGGCTTTTGCAAGATTCCCAACAAAGCCAACAAAGCGCTCAACGCTACTGATCCCTATGGATTTTTGGGCCTGTGCCAAAATTGAGACATATTCAACTTTCAGAGGAGTGCCCTGCAGTTCTTCCGGAGGCTCAGGAAAGAGGTTGCGGCGAGCCATGATGTTGAATGTGCGATCAACGAAAGGATCAAGGAATTCATCATTAAGTCGTTCAAGGACTGGACCAAGCTGCAGAAGTTTCTCATCCTGCATTGCGGCCACAGCTTCCACTGGCATGCTCCTGGTGTTGATGGTGCTGAACAGGTTAAACAGGTCAGAGAAGAAGCAGGCTTCAATCATCTGCCGGTCATCAGCAATGCTGCCGAGCATGTCATTGAGCTGCGGACTAACGGCATACGCCGGACGTACCAGCTTGGTAGCATCAACCTCATCGACATAAGTAACGCCGCCAGGGGCAAGGTTGATCAGCTTATTTTTAAGACCGGCAGGGGCCACCATTGGCGGGTTAACAAGCTTATCGATCGCGTTAGCTTTGCGAATTTGCTCCAGCTGCAGCGCCTTACCAGTACCGAGCGCCATCATTCCCGGGCAGTTGCTCCCGTAAACGTCCTCCCCGTTAATCTCCCAGCGCGGTGAAAGGATCGGCGGCTCATCAAAACCAGCCTCACGAAGGAGCTTGTCACCGTCTCCGGACAACTCGAAATACACCGATTTGAATGCCTTGTTGCGGGAGTTCAGCTTGCCGTTAACGCGATCGATGTTGGGCTCAGTCAGATGGACCACATCGAACCACGCTTCATAGTTCGCGTTATCCCAGGCGCCGCGCACGGCGTTACTGACGTTGTCCAGACCAAACTGCATAACAATCTGGCGGGCAGTCATGGAGAAAACGCGATACGTGGTATCGACTGACAGGCGATGCGAGTTTGACAGGTAGTAACTTCCGATCGGCAGAGGATGAGTACGAATCACATCTTCGTCGTCTTCGAGAACCGCCATAGCCGCGGTACCAAAAACCCCCAGATGCCGGTAGATAATCGGCAGTGACTGGTAGACGTTAGAGCGGTTCATGACGTCGTTCATCCTGGTCATGACCACATCAAGCCAGCGTTTGACCGGACCATATTGCATCATCTCCGGATCCGGCGTTGCCAGCTTAAACCATGGGCGGGTTGGGCTGGTGATACCTGACAGCATGCCTGATTGCAGAGTGCGGGCAGCTTTGGAGGCGGTAGGGTCAACGATGCGGGTATTACGTTTGCTGCCGTTGTTTCTCTCCGTCGTGAGAAAGCGCGTGCTGCGCGGATCGATAAATTCCGCCAGTTCGCGCCAGTGCTCCTCAAAACTGGTGCGCTCATTTTTGAGCTGCCCCAGGTGTTTGAGGTAATGCTGTTTCGGAGAGAGTTCGGCCATGGATTACGCCCCGAGCAGGGTCTTACCCTGAGTACCGCCAGAAGGCTGCGTTACACCCTGGCTCGACGTCAGGATTGTTGATTTCTGCCCACCCGCTGCGGCACGGCGACGACGATCGCTATCAGCGGCGTTCTGTACAGCAGAATCGGAAACCTGCGGCGCAGCCTGAACCTGCGGAGAACTCACTTTCGGCTTGCTGATGCACATTTTGCTGCGCTCCATACGCGTTTAAATTATTACCAATTTAACCACATATGATTTATTTGTCGTAGTGTATTGACCTTTTGACGATAAATTATTACCTTTTTGGTAAACGCAACATGAAAGCGCACCCCATTCCCTTCCATTGGTGGCTTTGTCGTTACTCAGATGGCGGAGTGCGCTTCAAGGTGTGAAAGCATCCGGCGTATGGCACATGCGTCGATAGCGGTCCGGGGGCTCCTTGGTACATGGCCCAGCGGGTAGCCGGAATGTGCAAGCCATGCCCTGCATGCACGACAGCGACTCACCATCGCGGCGGTACGGTGTGACGCCTCGGAAGAGACGAGGATGCAACAGGTAAGAGCATTGTAAGTAGCATATCTGGGAAATGCGGCTTATGCAGATGCGGTTCGATTCCGCCGCAGTGCTCTTTCCGTTGTGGTGAATGCGCAGGCTGATGCGCTGGTGCAGCTGTTAAATCAGTGAGAATTGGAATATGTGCCACCGTCCAATGCCGGAGATCAGCACCGGCCACCACACCAGAATCACGCCTCAGGACCGTGATACCCGTAGTTCCAGAGCAAGTTTGGCGGTGGCAGTTATTCCCTTTCTGACCACTGCCCTTTTTACAGCTGGACGCCATTGCGATGACTTCATGCTGTAAACCCTGTGACACCCAGCCAAGGAAGGCACCCTTCATTGCTTCCATTTCGCCCGGTTCGCCGGGCATTTTTTTAGAGAGGAAATCATGACCCAGCACATAGGTGTAAAATTAATCAACGCATTTCCCATGACTCGCCAGGCATACAACGATTTTCGTGGATGGCAACTTCCTGCCGATGAGAACGGCTCTGATGATGGCTATCTTGTTGAATATCTGGACGGCGGAAAACCTAACACCGATCGCTATGATGGCTACGTTAGCTGGAGTCCGAAAGAGGTATTCGAAAAGGCTTACCGTCCGGTATCAGGGTTAAGTTTTGGCATTGCCATTGAAGCGCTCAGGCAGGGTAAAAAAGTTGCCCGCGCTGGCTGGAACGGTAAGGGGATGTGGTTGGCATACGTTAAGCCGTACACTGAAGCAGTTCACACTGGCAGTACACCTTGCTTTTGCAGTCGCGTCTTTGAGTTGCCGGAAGGTGCGCAGGGAGACCCGAAACGCGCTCCGGAACAACTGCCATATATCGCCATGAAAACAGCGGACGAAAAATTAGTGCCGTGGCTGGCTAGTCAGACCGATGTTCTGGCCGAAGACTGGCAAATCGTTTAACACCGTAACATGTCGCAATCAGCCCGCCGATGCGCGGGCTTTTTTTTACGCCCACGGGTCGTACTCGCTGATCACGTTGGGCTGCTTGCCGCCGGCCCCTTCCTGCCCATAATTGAATTGTTTTTTAGTCACCGGGAATGCATAGGTGAGAACATAGGCATCGGCATTGTTCGGCGAGCGCCCCAGCAACTCCTTAACTTCGTCCTTTTCCTGCAAAATCTTCCGGCTGTCTTTCAGACGCACTTTGTACTCCGGCGCGCTCAGTTCGTCGGCTAAATCCTGGCTGTCGAGTTGCGCCCCGAGCTTCAGCGCGTCGCGGGCAGATTTGTACATCTCTCCGCGCTTATTCCCCATTTCTGGATCAGATGTTCCGCCACCAAACTGAATTAGCGTCCAGGAACGCCCCCAGTTATCACCAACTGATTTAAGGCCGGTACCATAGCCATAGTCAATAAACACGGCATCCGCCTGGTACTGGTCTTCAAAGTCTGCGATCACCTTAGCAAACCACACGTCATCAGTGGTTCGTTGCCACTCTCCAAGCTTTTTACAATGCAAACCCTGCCTGAGGTAAATAACTGCCGGGTCTTTGCCCTGGTGTGACGGGTCGACACCAAGAACCACAGCAGCATGCTGAACCTGCGCAGGAGTTATCACTCTGCCAACGGCTGGTTGTGTCAGTCCAGACGGAATGAACTGGTTTTCTGACGCATCTGGGAAGATCCCGCGCACACGGACCTTCACAAAGTCGCTGTCCTCGCCGTAGTCGTCCACCCATTTCTGCAGCTGCTGCTTGTTGGTACCTTCCACGGTGCGGGAATCGATCTGCGCGCACTTCCAGCGATGCTTGTATTTGCGGAAGCATTCCCGGAATCGCCCGGTGTTACGCGTCGGGTTACCGAACGCTACCCAGATAATTTCTGTGTCCTCGTCCGTCAGCGCGCCCTCGGCAACCTCCCACACCAGATCGGCAATATTGGAGGCCTCATCGAATACGACGATGATGCGCTTACGCTCGTTGTGCAGCCCGGCGAACGCCTCTGTATTGTGCTCAGACCATGGGATTGCGTCAGCGCGCCAGCGTTTATCGTGGCCCGGATCGTTGCTGTACATCGCCGTAGCGGTGCAGGTGAACCATTCTTTCGTGATGGCCAGGTTCGACCATTTGATGATTTCCGGCCAGGTCTTCGTGCGCAGCTGGTTGTCGGTGTTAGCGGTCACCACCACCTTGCAATCTTCACAGGTGGACATGGCCCAGTTAATCAGCATCGAGATGAACGCAGATTTGCCGATGCCGTGGCCGGATGCGCGGGAAATCATCAGCGGCTGGTGACGTGTCGCGGGATTCTGCAGGTGCTCGCCTATCTCGCGGAATGCGTCAGCCTGCCACTGGCGAGGCCCGGAGGCGTGCGCCAGTTCTGTGCCATCCTCGCCCCACGGAAACGCATACAGCGCATAGCCAAGCGGGTCATGGGTGAAGCTGGCGATATCGTCGATCAGCTGTTCTTCCGGGGATAAATCGGCGTCTGTCACTGGTCACCACCCTGGCGCTCTTTCAGGCGGCGCCGGGCGGCGGCCATACGGTCGGCAATAGTGACGTTCACGTTAACTTCCATGCGCTCTTTGAATGCGTTAACGTCGACGTGCTTACCGATGAGCTCGAGGTTTTTCACCTTGTCGGGCCATTTCACCTTCTTAAGGATATGCTCGACATCCTCAACAGAGAGATCCGCCTCGCCATTCTCTTTTTGCAGAGAAGCCTGGGTTGTCTTGATGGTAGCGATATCCATAGCACTGAGAGAGGTGCGCCAGACCTTCGGCCATTCAGCGATCGGCTTCATCCCGCCGTCATCGTTCAGGATATCCAGCACGTCCATCTGGTCGATTTCCACCAGGCGCAGCAGCACGTAATCGGCGCTGACGCGCAGGCGCTTGTTGCGCTCTTCCATCAGCTCAGCAATTCGTTTCTGGATACGCTCATCACGCATCATCGTGCTGGCTTTGACGTGGGCAGACTTCGGTGAGAAACCGGCATTGATTGCCGCCTGCGTCTGATTTTCAGGGCATTTCACATACTCCTGGGCGTAGGCTTCCTGCATCACCGTCAACGGTTTGTACTGAGTTGATTTGCGCTTCGGATCCTTTGGCATGGTAAACACCCCGAAAATAATTACCTTTTAGGTAATAGTAACACGCAAAACAAAGCCGCCATAGTCGGCGGCCGCGGTCATTCCAGTTTAAATTCATCATCAAACTCATGAGCTCGGGCAGCGACATGGTCGTATAGCACGACGTACTCAACACAGCTTGATAGAGGCATTGGCCGCTCAAACTCAAGCCAGAAGCAGTCGGCATAAGCTCGACCAAACCAGTACCCGCCGCCGTACTCCTTGCCACGCTGGATCATCATCCATCGGCCATCAGGTACAGCATCGATAAAATCCCCGCGGTAAACGACAGTATAATTACGGTCTTTTCCACCCATGATCTTCACCCCTAAAATACTGTATATTTAAACAGTATAATCATGCGAGGATTTAGTCAATCTGTCGTGACATGTCACAGCGGTAGTTTCGTTTCGTGCCAGCCGTACATCACCCAGCATGCGGCTTCTCCTGAGTGCGGGCATGATGCCACCGGCAGTTGATCTCCGCACTTGCCGCAGCGCCGTTTGCTGATGGTGTTAATCCGGCCGCGCACCCGGGCATCATCCTGGCGGATCAGCAACGCGATGTACTCGGCCATCTCGTAGGGATCACGACCAGGGCGCCGGGCGGCGCAGTTCCGCGCCAGCATTTCCTGCTCCTGTTCATCCAGCACCAGTTCAATTTTGCGCTCACCGGCGGCGGACTGCCGCGCGCGCTGCGCGGCTTTGCGTTCTGCGGGGGATTTAGGCACCTTTCACCTCTACGCATTGAATATTATCTACGCTCGGCGAAACGTCGTCCCAGGACCTCTTATCATCTGCAACTTTCATCGCCTTAATGGCTGCTTTGCACTGCTCCATACTCTGCATGGGAACCACCTGCATATTCGATGTATTGCTGCTGATGACGAAAATCAGGAAGAAGTACGGCATCACTTCCCCTCCTGCTCATTCCGCGATACTAACGGAATCAATGCGTTAATAGCCTCCTGCGGGGCGGCTGGCAGCGGCATCCAGTGGGTTATTTTCTCTGGCTCCCAGCACTGCCAATGACCATACATGGCATGATGAACTCGCTTATACATTCCGTCGAATGTGAGCACAGATACATCATTTTGCGGCATCCTCTCGCTTACCGGAATCCATTTACCCGGCACGGTAGCGGGATAGCTGCCGGGTGACTGCGGAGAAGCTGCGAGCATGGCGGCGCGGCAGGCGTTCCATCCTTCGTTAAAGCTCCACAGCAATGGATGGTCATCAGCATCAACGGTCTTATCTTTTTCATCAGGCACTACCGGCGCTGGCTGCGCTGGAGGCATATCTGGACCTTTGCGAATAGCTTTTGCCAGCTCGATAGGGTCATCGTAAAGCCAGTCTCCGGTCTCAGGGTGATTGGCTTCTGCCAGTCGAGCGGCCCACTCCAGACCGTCTTTGTGTCCCTGCAGGTAGTCAAGAGGCAGTTCAACCGACTCGCTGCTGTCCATTGCGGCCAGCGCCATTCGGGACAACATTTTGACGTTTTCAATATCAGCCAGGCTGAGAACTTGCCCTACCTTCAGGTCGTAGAGCGCCTGCACGCGTTCTTCTCTGGTTAATTTGCTGGTCATTGGTTGGCTCCTTCTGCCTGATACTTTTCGAACCAGAACACTACCGGCGCGTTAGTTGGTTGAACCAGGCCGAATGATTCCGCTGTCCGGTAGCTTCTCGATGCCCGGCGAGTCACATCAACCTGGGTTGCAATGCGATTGCGAAAATCCTCAACCGTGCTGCACATTTTGAACAGATTGCAGGGGATACACGCTGGCACCATATTGTCGATGGTATCGTTTTCAGGTCTGTCCATTGCGTAGCCGTTACTGATATTCCTGCGTACAGCTTCAACGTGATCGGCATGGAATTTATCTCGAAGCTCGCACCCGCAGTAAGCGCAGCGTCCGCCAAACTTCATGCGCAGCTCTGCGCGCTGTTTTTTGGTCAGTGCCATCACTCAGCCTCCACCTTGATGCCAGCTGACATTTTGAAGGGCAGCCGCTTAGATAACGGAGACTTCTTTAAGCGAGAATTCTGAGGCCCATGCGCGCATTTATCGCAAAGGTGAATATTTCTACTGCCAGTGCCGACACTGAATATCGCGCCGTTTTCACAACCCTCTATCTCACATTCTTCGAATTGCCATCCATCCGGCAGCTTCACGGTGCGGGACTCCAATTCGGCGATGCGCTGCTGCGCCTTCTCGAGCGCCTCTACCAGCGCGAGGACGTCGGCAGGGTTAGCGAGGGCGATGAACTCGGCATCAGCCTTATGGATAGCGATTCCGTCTTCATGGGATAATTGCTCTTCGCTAAACCAGGTCAGCCCCTCTTCAATCAGAGCTTTCGAAGCTGCATTTTTCAGGCTCTGCGCCAGTTCGGTGATATCAGTCATTGGCCTTTCCCTCGCTGCGGAACATCATGATTGTCAGGTCGCCTTTAGTGGCCAGGCGAACGGTAGAGCCAGGTTCCAGGCTGTTAAGCTCAAAGGCGTCATAAAACTCATTCACAGCTTTCTGGCGGCGAGATTCCTTACGACGCTTGTCCCACTGCCTCAGAGCATTTTTGGTAATCCACTGGCCTGTTTTAACCATGATGTATGCCCATCCCAGAATGGCTAAACCGGTATTGAGATAAGTGGCGATGCTCATTTGTCGGCCCCCTCGCGCAGTTGCTCGAAAAACTCCTTACCGCAGTCGATAGCGCCAACAATTACGGCAACTTCATCGCCTACAAAATCACCCTCATCGACATGCTGCTGCAGGAGACCAATGAACTCCTCAACCCCATCAGCCTTAATCCCGGCTACGATGCGGTCGGTGGCGGGGGTTTCGTCTGCAAACGTGTTGCAAATCATATGCAGGTAGCCTTCATTCGTTGGTCTGATACGGTTCATCACCCCAGCGATGAAATACTCCCGGCATTCGCTGATTATTTTTTTTGCCTCCACATTCTCCGCAGCCAGCTGATTAAACGCTTTCGCCAGCTTCAGGAACTTCTGCTCTCTGATCGACAGATCGCCTGCCGACTCCAGCGACTGAATGAGTTCGTTTACTGTTGAGATGTTCATGCTGTCCACCATTCGATCATCATGCAGATGCCATAAGTAATTGCGCCAAATGCAACCAGGCCAATTGCGTTTATCGCCGCAGCAAACCAGCGCAGTGTGTATTTGCTGTAGCAATCCGGATCTAATTCCATACTTACCCCCGCTTACCCGTTTAACTTATTGATTCAATTGATATCAATGAAGATCGTTGTTTTAGAACTCTTCGACCTTCCACCCGCCGCCGGCTTTTTCCGGGAGCTTCGTTACTCCGATGATCCGGAATGGGTACTGGTCGGCGGCGACTTTGGTTTTCACCCTGGCATCGTCAGTCCAGAACCCTTTCACCTCATGCAATTCCATCTGGCCGTTTGCCAGCATCACGGCGAAGTCAGGCGTGTAGAACGTGTTGTCAGCCAGACGCAGCTTGATGCCTTCGAACCGGTACCAGGCGATTTCCCCGTAGCGCTTACGCAGCTCAAGCTCTTGCGCATACGCCGTTTCGGTTTTGTTCATCTGGCCCGCTTTAAGCCGGCCAAGTGCCTGTATTGTCTTTCGCATGATTTTTACCTTATTGGTAATTTATAACCATAAACAGATCAATATCAATAGTCTTGCGCATATTTTATTACCCTTTTGGTAAACATTAAGGCGTAAAAAAACGCGCTTCCGCGCCGGTATTACTTGATGAGTCCTGCTGCCTTCCCTCGCCGGTATTCCTCCATCAGCCACTGTGCCGGGGTTATACCTCCGAGTGTCGCCGCGTTAGGCATGCATCCAAAGCTTCGACCTGGTGGATGGTAGGTATTGCCACCGGGGTCTGGAGGGGTGCTTATAGGCTCTGGCTTCGACTGGATGCTCAGAATCGGATCAGGTATCTGATGACCTGCCGCGACCTTTGATGCCCATTCGTCAAGAAGCTTACGCGCATGTTTCTCAACTTCAATCTCACTTAACTGACGCTGGTACATCGCGCGCCTGGTATCGCACACAATCCAGTACATGACAGGGTGGCGCCACGGGAATTGTTCTGGTCCGCCAGGCTGTAGGCTTTTCTCCTTGGCGTAGCGGTGAAACTCCCCCATCACATCTTCGATGCTCACGCCAAGCACCATCTTGCTGTCTTTGCACCACTTGATGAATTGACCTGGTGACGGCCAGAACGGTGATTCACTGGCACGGGCATGGCGCATTCCTGCTGATACCTGCTCGCGGGTACGGATACCACCTTCGGCGAAAGCGGCGATCCACTGGCGCTTAGCGTCGGTCTCCTGCTGTGCGGTCTTAAGGTTGGTCTGCTCTGCTGCCGGAAACAGTTGCTTGAGCTGTTTAAACAGGGCATCGACAAGTCTCTCTGCGCTGATGTTCACAACATTGTCTTGCTGAGCCTGGTGATTGTCCGGACCCATCATGCGAGCCAGGGCGCCGGCATCACGATTCTGAATTGCTGCGAATACGTTACTCATAAGAAATCCTTCCAGCCTTCAGGGCTGTTCCAGTGTGGTACTTCATCGTCAGAGCTTTCACCGCGCTTTCCTGCCGCTCTTTTTTTCCTGTTCATCAGCAGCCGGGCAAACTTCTGCTCCCACTGCACGTGTTGCATCACATTGCCTTCTGCCATCCAGTAGGTGATGAATTCGATCAGGTCTGATTTCTTGTAACCGTCAGCTGGTAGCGCATGGCCCCATGTTCTGGCGCGCATGACAAAGTCCTCTGACGGCTTCCAGTTTTCATGCATGGTGAATTTGCCAATTGGCTCTCCGATACCATCAACGACAACCGGAGGGACTTGAATTACTTCGCGCGCAGAGAGAGGGGTTTTTATTTCCCTGATCCCTGATCCCTGATCCATTCCTAATGGTACTTGTACCGTATCAGTACCGTACTCATACGGTACTAGGGGTAAACCTTTGATTTTGCTTTCTTTTGGCTTATTCACTACCTGATGTTTAAGGAAATTAGTTATGACCCCAAAATGCTTGCCATCAGGGGTGGAAAACATGGATAAATAACCACAGTTGGAAAGCTCCCGTATTAGTACCGGAATAGGAACGGATGGTTCTCGGATAGGGAAAACTGCAGCTTTGATAAGCTTCGGGTTTGCATTGAAATAGCCTTCATCATCTGCGTAATTAAGCAGACCAATAGCCAACAAGCAGGCTGGTTCTGATACCTCTGCCATGTCTTCATCGGTCCAGAACTCGGGCTTAATGGTGCGAATGCGGGCCATCAGATCACCTCCAGGGCATTACCTTTTGAGGCCTCATGCATTAGCCGTTTTATCTCAGCATGGCGGCGGCGGTTAGTCTCGAGGGTGCATTCGACACAATGCCCGTTGTATACCCATCGCTCACTGTCATGGCCGTGCTTACATTGCTTACCGGTGTAGTAGCGCTTTAGTCCTGCCTTTGCCGCTTCGACGCGAGTAATGATCTCCATAGTTCCTGTCTCACTCTGGTTGTGGTTACGGTAATTTTGCAGCAAGCCAAAAAAAGATCAACCGTATTTGGATAATTATTACCGAATTGGTGTACAGGGAGAGGCAGGAGCCGCCTGGGGGTGGCGGCGAGGGTGAGTTTTGAGGATTAACGTTCGTGGAACCAGAGGACCAGGTCGGATTTTGCGGAGATCCACTTACGGGATTTGCAGGCTTTAAACAGTCTTTCTAACAGAGGCTTACGTGGAATTCTTCTACGGCCAGTCAGGTGAACCTGAATGTAGTGGCTGGTCGTGCCGGCGTCACTTGCGAACTCTTCACGCTCTGCCGGAGAGAGGTCGAGCCAGCAGCGTTTGAAGTCAAATTTTTGCACATCGCTCATATTTTTTAGTCCCGGACTAACTTTAGACAGCCTGATTATTACCAATCTGGTGTAAAAATCAATGACTGTTACCTTTTTGGTAAGTTTACCTTTATGGTAATATTCTATTAAATTTAATCAGTTAGGTAACAATTTCAGGCTAAAAAAATAGAAATGAAAAGCATCTACGACATACGACGCGACAACCTCAACGAGATAATCCGGAAGGATTTCGATAACACGCAACTACGGTTTGCCGAGAGATTCAAAAAATCAGCGAATCTCGTTAACAGGTGGAGCAAGGGGACAAAAAATATCGGCGCCAACGCGGCACGCGAGATCGAGTCGTTCGCCGGGAAAGGTCGTTTCTGGCTGGATATCGACCATCTGTCAGATACCCCGACGCTGCCGGAGATTATCGACCCGCAGGAATGGAGTGTGGAAAAGCAGGCAGCGTTTACCCTGGGTGTATGGATGGGACAGCATCCGGATCTGAACTCAGAGAAAAAGGTTTCGGAAGCGGCCGGTATCGGCCAGGCGACCGTAAATCGCATCCTGAACTGCGAAGGCTCCACCAGCATTGGCGTACTGTCGGCTATCGCCAGGGCGTTCGGCCGCGATGCATATGAGCTGATCCTGCCGCCTGGTAATGCTGGTCTGATTGACTATGACCACCATGAATACGCCGGGCTGCCGCAGGAAGAGAAAAACAAGATCGCCGCCTTCATCAAGTTCATCGTCAGCCAGAACCAGTAACCTCTAACCTACCTGTCACTCCCTGATGGGATAACTCCCCGCGCCTCATGCACTTACCAAAATGGTAAATTTTTCCTCGTCACATCTATTGACTAATTCGAAAATTGATTAGATTATTACCTTAACGGTAATAACAGGGCGTTGAATTACCAGAAACCCACCACCGGGTGGCTTTCTCATACCCCTGATATTTACCAAGTGGTAATAGTGAGGTGTGTATGCAATGGCAAATCATTAACGGCTGGTACTGCGTTACGGCATGCGGGCTGATGAGCTGGAAGTTTCGCACGCTGCCGGAAGCAATCAGCTGGGCGTTCGTCAGCAAACTGGCAGCAAAAACGGAAATGGGTATGGGGGTGAGCAAGTGAACATTCAGCAGATTAACAACCTGAAAAAAATCATGAACAACATCGATGGCGACTACCAGCTTAACCAGATGCTGTACGAGCGCCACGTCGAGCTTATCGACGCGATCAAGTTCCATCAGCTGCAAAAGCCATTCTACGAGCTGGAGCGCAAAGGCGTGCGCAGCGAGATCCTGGAAGAGCTGATGATGAGCTCTGAGTTTGAAGAATGCCTGGCCGCGTATCAGCGGGAACTGACCGGCATCATTGCCAAGTGGGATCTGGCTGACCAGCTGGATACGGCGAGGAACGCGGCATGACACCAGGAATTTACTTCGATATCAGCAACGAGGACTACCACGCCGGAGACGGCGTGAGTAAGTCGCAGCTGGATATGGTGGCGCTGAGCCCGGCCCTTCTGCAGTGGCAGAAATCAGCACCGGTCGATACCGAAAAGTTGAAAGCTTTGGATATGGGAACGGCCCTGCACTGCCTGCTTCTGGAGCCGGAAGAGTTTGATAAGCGCTTCATCGTGGCGCCTCCCTTTAACCGCCGAACAAACCAGGGGAAAGCGGATGAAGCAGCTTTCATGAAGGATTGCGAGGGGAGCGGGAAAACAGTTATGGAGGCGGAGCAGGATCGTCAGTTGAAGCTGATGCGTGATAGCGCAATGGCGCACCCTGCAGCGCGCTGGCTGCTTGAGGCGGAAGGATTCTGCGAAGCATCCCACTACTGGACGGATCCGGAGACTGGCGAGCTGTGCCGCATACGCCCGGACAAGCGCCTGAAGAATCACCCTGTCCTGCTGGACGTGAAGAAGGTTGCCGATATGGAGCGTTTCTCGCGCCACATTGAGGAATTCCGGTACCACGTACAGGACGCGATGTACCGCGAAGGCGCGCAGCAAACCACCGGCGATCCGCATGGATTCTTCTTCCTGGCAGTGAGCGAAACCATTGACTGCGGCCGCTACCCGGTACGGGTGTTCGAACTGGATGCGCAGGACGTGGACACAGGGCATGCGCTCTACCGCCGGGATCTGAATACCTATCACCAGTGCCGCGAAACAGGCGACTGGGGTGGATTTGAAGTTATTAAACGCCCTGAGTGGGCACGTAAACAGGATATGTACGTATGAGCAACGACATCGCAATCACTTCTCAGCCTGGTGCTACCGTCGGCACCGCCGCGGCAATCTTCAGCCCGGAAGGGATGGATCGCCTGGTGAGATTTGCCACCCTGATGGCTGACAGCAAAGCCACCGTTCCGGAGCACCTCGCTGGAAAGCCAGCTGATTGCCTGGCAGTCACTATGCAGGCGGCGCAGTGGGGAATGAACCCGTTCGCGGTGGCGCAGAAAACCCATGTGGTTAACGGCACGCTGGGCTATGAAGCGCAACTGGTTAATGCGGTTGTCTCTTCCTCAAACCTTCTGGCCACTCGCCTGAACTACAAATGGGATGGAGACTGGTCAAAAGTAAGCGGGAAAACCGACAAATCTCCGAGCCTGACAGTGACAGTGTGGGCAACCCTTAAAGGCGAATCTGAGCCTCGCACCCTGACCATCAGCATGGCGCAAGCCGGAGTGCGCAACTCACCCCTCTGGGAGCAGGATCCGCGTCAGCAACTGGCTTACCTGTGCGTTAAGCGCTGGGCACGCCTGCACGCCCCTGATGTTCTGCTTGGCGTCTACACGCCTGATGAGCTTCAGGAAACGGCGCCGCGTGTTGAGCGCGACATTACGCCACCGGCTAGCACCGCTGCGGGGATGAATCAGCTGATCAATTCGCACCCCGATCAGCACCATGAAGAGAAGGCGAAAAAGACTGACGACCGCGCACCGGAAGACATTCTCTCTGGCTTCTCTTCTGCGGCTATGGCGGCTCGTAACGTTGCTGAACTGGACAAGGCCTACAAATACGCGGCCCACCGCCTGGCTGGTAACCAGGAGTTACTGGACGCAGCTACCGATGTATACGGCATCCGCAAAGACGAACTGAACGAAGTCCCTATGTAATCACCACCGCGGCGCCGGGCGCGCCGCACTGAAAAAAGAGAGGTAACGATGAAAGGTGCATTAGGCAAAAAGGAACTGCTGGCGGTGGTGCCTGTATCGATGAGCACTATCGACCGCATGGAGAAAAACGGGGAGTTCCCTAAGCGTTTCTGGATCACAGACAAGCGCTGTGCTTGGAACAGCGAAGAGATCGAGCGCTGGCTGGATGAACGTCAGCAGAACGGCACAACGGAGTTTGCTGGAAAAAAGCCTCCGGTTGAGCAGCGAGTATTTCGCCCGGTTGGTAACGCGGCGTGACGTCGCTGGCGAGGTACTGGGAAAGGTGGTCAGGATGGTTTCTGTACCTGGCCGCCGTATCCGCCTGGCTGTTCCTGCTGGCGGTCATTTTTCGAGAGGGTTGGATACGATGAATCGGATGGAAAAATACCACGCGGATTATGTCTCGCAGCGCAAAGCGCCACCTCTTGTCGCCGTAACGCCGGCAGCAATGGAGATCGAGCAGCGCGCTATTGCTCGCGAGAACAAAGGCCAGTACCGCCTGGCCGCTCGCCTCTGGCTTGAGTGCATGGATGCGGCCACTGGCGAGGTTGAGCGGGCCCGTATCGCTATACGCCGCGATCAGTGCATTGGCCGCGGGAACCGGCTTCGCCAGGGATGCTATGCCGGGATCTGCGCAACCGCCGGGGTGATTTATGACTAACCCACACGACAGCATTCGCGTAGGCAGTATCACGCTGGTTTATTCGTCCGTACGCCGTGGCTGGCTGGCGCCCGGCGGCCAGGTTATCCAGAACCCGCTGAAGGCTCAGCGCCTGGCGGAGCAACTGAATAGCAAGAAGGTGGCAGCATGAATAGAGCCTCTCCCGTTGATTTAAGGAAATGCCTTGAGGCCGCACATGGCCTAGCGCATATCGGCATCCGTTTTGTTCCGATCCCGGTAGCGACAGAGGAAGAGTTCCAGTCACTGTCTGCCGAGCTTTCACGAAAGCTTGAGCAGATGGCGGTTGAAGCGGAAAAAAGCGAAGGCGGTGCAGCATGAAATGGGGGCATAACGAATTAGCGCACGATCTGGCTGAGCACCTACGCCGAAATACTGCTCGCATCTGCTGGGAAGATATGCAGCTTGGCCCCTCAGGTACATGCCGACCTGACGTTTATGCAATGGCCCATAGCTATAGCAAATTCTGCCCCATCGTTTATGAGGTGAAAGTAAGTATGAGCGACTTTCGCGCAGACGTGACCGCCGGGAAATACACAAAATATTTTAAATATGCTGGCGGTGTTGTGTTCGCTGTTCCTGAAGGTCTGCTTAAAAAATCCGATATCCCTGATGGCTGTGGCCTGATGGTGCGAAAAGAATCAGGCTGGCACACTCTGAAAGGCCCGACAATGCGCCAGATCGACAACTTGCCGCGTGACGCCTGGATTAAATTGCTGATGGACGGCATGACTAGGGAAGTTGAGCGCACGCAGATTAAAAGCCGCTCATACGGTTCCTGGTTTGTTGAAAGAAACCTGTCGAAAAAACATGGTGAAGATGTTTCCCGCCTGGTCGCGCAAGCATGTATGGCTAAAGACAGGCTGGAAAGCGAAATCAAATTTGCAGAGGAGCGCGCCAAAACTGTTCGCCAGGAAAGTATCGATGAACAGAAGCGCCGCGAAGATAATCGCCGCCGGGAAGAGGAACGACTCACCGATGCGCAGCGGGATTTAGCCGTGCTGCTGGGCGTTGATCCTGATTCTCCACGGTATCTGCTGGCTAGAGCCCTTGAGAGCGCCGTTACACGACTGACTGAAAACGAAGAAATCAGCCGTATGCGCCGTATTTTTGGCAGCATGCAGCGCGAACTTAATCGCGGACTTGAGCCGCTTCCAGGTGAGCGCACAGAAGGAGATGCAGCATGAGCAGAAAATACACCCTGATCTATGCGGATCCGCCATGGGCATACCGCGACAAGGCAGCTGACGGTGACCGCGGCGCCGGTTTCAAGTATCCAGTGATGAATGTTCTGGATATCTGCCGGCTGCCAGTATGGGAGCTCGCCGCCGAAGATTGTCTTCTGGCTATGTGGTGGGTACCGACTCAGCCGGTAGAGGCGCTGAAAGTCATGGAGGCCTGGGGGTTCCGCCTGATGACCATGAAGGGATTCACCTGGCACAAGACGAACAAGCACAAAGGGAACAGTGCGATCGGCATGGGCCATATGACCCGGGCGAACAGCGAAGACTGCCTGTTTGCCGTGCGCGGGAAACTACCGGCCCGCATGGACGCCTCAATCTGCCAGCATGTCACGGCGCCACGCCTGGAGAACTCGCGCAAACCGGACGTTATCCGCGAGAAACTGGTGCAGCTGCTTGGCGATATCCCGCGCATTGAGCTCTTCGCCCGCCAGTCGTCCCACGGTTTCGACGTGTGGGGTAACCAATGCACGGCGCCGGCGGTTGAGTTGCTACCAGGCTGCGCTGTGCAGGTAGTGAAGACGGAGGCCGCATGAACATTGCCGAAGAGGCCTCGCTGATACGACAACTCGAAGAGGCGCGCGCCATTATCAACCAGAGGAATGGTGAGATCCTTCACCTGCAGCGAGAAGCGGCGCGCTACCGTGAGCAGCGGGATTCTGCAAACGCGATGGTTAAGTTCCTGCGCGGTCTCTTTGAGAATTCTTCGAAGGCGACACAATGAGCCGCCTCAGGGCGGACTATTGTTCATTCATCCACTTTTCAAATGCAGACGGGGAGAACGGCACCAGGTCGTAATGCTCCCCGTTTATCCATGCATCAACCATATTTGCCCACTGCTGCAGCATGTAGGCCCGCTGCCGGGAATACTCGGCCTTGTTGTAAACCGCCCTCACCCCCTTCTGTTCATGCGCCAGCGCCTTCTCTATCCAGTCTGATGGAAATCCCGCTTCATGCAAAAGCGTGCTCGCTGTGCGCCGCAGGTCGTGCACTGTTAGAGGTTGCAGGCTATCCCCGGCATCCGCTGCCGCAGCAACCGCGCGATCGATGACTGAGTTCAGAGCGGCATTGGATAGCGGCTTACTGGTGCTGTAGCGACCTGGCAACAGATAATCACTCCCGCCGGCGCACATCTGCAGGCCTATCATCAGATCCTGCGCCTGAGGCGGCAGGTAGATGACGTGCGACCGGCTCCCCTTCATCCTGTCAGATGGGATCGTCCAGGTGCCTTTGCTGAAATCCACTTCTTTCCACGTCGCCATGATGAACTCGGTTTTACGCACCATAGTGATCAGGATGAGCTTTACCGCCAGTTTTAAAGTTGGCAAAGTGCTGACGGTATCGAGCGACCTGAACAGCACGCCGATTTCTTCAGGCTGCAGACATCGGTCTCGCGGTTTAAACATGGCGATCGCTGAAGGTTTGATATCTGCGGCCGGGTTGAATAACCCGTGCCCGCGGTCATTGGCATACCGGTACACGCTGCTGATTATTTCGCGCGCCTGCACCGCCGTCGCGCGTCCGCCGCGCTCGACTATGCGATCGCAAAGATCACGCACCATAGGCGTCGTTATCTCTGACATCATTTTGTTTCCGAGAACAGGCAAAATATCCCGGTCGATTACTGATTGCTTCATAGCCCGCGTGCTGTCAGCCAGGACCACATGTTTCATGTAGGCGTCGGTATGTACCGTAAATGTTTCGGCGCCGCGGATCCGTTTGATACCGTCACGCTTCGCCGCAGCCGGCGACTGGCCTGCGTTAAGCAGCTTTTTAGCCGCTATCAATTCATCCCTGGCTTCAGCCAGCGTGATACCGTCACGACCATACTGACCGATAACCAGCGTCTCCCGGCGGCCGTTGATGCGGTAATCGTAACGAAACGAGATGGTGCCTGAGATCAGCACGGCTACATACAGTCCGTCGCGATCGGAGACCTTGTACAT